GATTCGGGCCCGACGCGATGCGAGCGTTCAGCGCCTTCGAAAGCCAGGCGGCTGGCTCCAGCGCTTCGACGCGCATGCATTCCGATGCCAGATCCCAGGCGCCCTGGTCTCCCAGCTGCTTGCGTGCGCCGCCGAGCAGGGACCGCGCATTGCTGTCGCGCACACCGCGGGCAACGAGCCACGGCACGGCGACCTGGAACAGGGCTTCGGCCGGGGCCAGGCCAGCAGGCTCCGGTTCTGCAGGTTCGGCAGGAGGCGCGTTTTTGCCCGGGACCGCGCCAGCGGTCGTATCACCGTCAGGTGATACGTTCTCTTTTCCCTTCCCTTCCTTATCCACTCCACTCCCTTCCGGGGGTGAGCCCTCGTCGAGCGCTCGACGAGCGGGGGCAGGGTCAGCCGGCTTATAAGGGGGGTGCTTGTAGGTCGGGCGGTCGATTTTCTGGTGATGCCATCCCGTTACGTGCAGGAAGTCCTTGTTTTCAAAGGAGTAATAGGCGATCAACCCATTCGACGACAGCTCGTCGAGTAATCCCTGAATGCTCGACGACATAATGTCGTCACCAGGGAACACATTCGCCTTGATGGTCTTCGCGCTGGCCACGTGGTTGCCTGCGTCGTCGCAGAAATTCCAGAGGCCGATGAACAGTAGTCGAGCCATCGGCGAGCAGTTCATCACCTGCTCGCTGGTCCAGAATTCGGGTTTGATCGAGCGGATGCGGGCCATTACGCGGCCTCCTTGAACTTGTCGCCGTTGGCGGCCATCTTCTGGGCGCGCACGGGTTCCCAGCGCGTGTAGCCCCAGTCCCAGGTGGCGCGCTTGACCTCGCGGTCAATGCCGCTCTGGTCGTAGAGCGCGTGGCAGAAGTGGCAGGCGGGAACGGTGAAACGGTCGGGTACCTTCAGGCCCATGCCCTTCCCTTCGTTCTGATGGGCGGGCACGACCGTGGGATCGCCTTCGTAGCTGCAGCACCCGGCGAACTGCAGATAGCAGCGCTCGCCGCGGCACGCGGCCAGGTACTTGGGTTCATGGCCGGCGCGCTTCTTCGGCGCGCGGCGCTTGAATGGGGTGCGCTGCAGGCCGGTGGTGGCGCGCAGCGGGGTTTTGCGTGTCAGGGGCGCAGATCTCATGAGAGAACTGTCACGCAGACCAATAGCCGGAATCCCGTCTTTTTTCATCAGCGCAGTCTCACGCGGAAGGCGTGCCGAAATCTCGGCTTTTTTCATGGCCGGGCCTCGCGCGTGCGGAACTCGACGCCCAGCTCGGCGCCGGCGGCTTCCACTTGGGTCAAGTATTGGGCCATGCCCTTCACGGTCAGCATGGTGGTGCTGCCCACCAGCGCACGGTCGCCGCGCGGGGTGATCTGCCACTTCACGTAGCCTTCCTGGCACAGCTCGGGGTCGAACTGTTCGGGCAAGAATTCGCGCTTGAAGTGCTCATGCCAGGCTTCCGCAGTAAAGCGCTTCCCGGCAACCCAGGCCTGTTCCGCAATGTCAGCCAACGGGCCGACCCACATCAGGGCGTTCTGACTCATCTTGCGAGGCTTGACGCGCTCCCGCACGACCACTTCCAGCGGCTCGTCGGCGTCCAACGGCAGGTTGGCCAGGAACGTCTGGGCTGCGGCCTGTTGGCTCGCTCCAACCAGGAGGAAAGTCTTGGGGTTCAACAAGCGCTGGCGCATGTCAGTACCGCCCGCTGTCCGCTTCGATCCTGGCCTGCAGGTACTTGTACGCCATCCTCTCCAGCGCCTGCATGTCGTCCCGGCTCACGACCACAGCGTCCATCGGCGCCAACTGCAGCCCCAGGGCCGCAAGCAGGTGACAAAAGCGCTCCAGGTCGTCCTTAGACCTGCTCACGGTGCTGGACGAAACCGCCATGAAATCGGCTGCACGCTCCTGCGTCACGTCTGCAAGGCGGCGCAAAACGTCGCTTTGAATCCGTGCACCAGTCCTGCGTGTGCTTTCAATCTGGTCTGGGGATACTGGTTGCGTACTCATCTGAAACATCCATGACGAGAGAGGGAAACAAGGAAATGACCGAAACCGAAAAGCTGCTGAACAACGCCCAGGACATCGCGCGCCGGACATTCGTGGACCCGAGCGAAGCCGCGGTGATGGAGGTGTTCAGGGAGTTGTGCGCCGAGCGCGACCGCATGGCCTGGGCCACGGATGGGCGCGACAGCGCGACGGTGCACTGAGTCATGGCCACCATCGAATTGGGCGCCCGGCCCCTCCCGCTTACACTGCTGGCTCTCACACTCAACAGATGGGAAGGAGCTGGGCATGAAACGACCGAAGCTTGCCGCCGCGCAGATAACCCGCGCAGTCCGGGCCGAAAATGGCGCAGTCGACCTGACGGTCACAGCCGCATCGGGGACGACACAAGAAATCACTTTGAGCCCCCTCGCCGCTTCGCAGCTAACCGAAGTGCTGCTGTCGCAAGCAGCGATGACAGACTCATCAGCGCCGATTCAAGCGTTCCGCGTTCAGGGGATCGCGGTTCACTTGGCCGGGGATGGTGGCGCGATCGTGGAGGCGTTTCTGCGCCAGAACCAAGCCATACGGTTGGGCCTCGCCGAACCACTGGCAACTGCGCTTCGCAGAAAACTCGATCCGAACGACCCACTGGAAGACGAGTTCCCCGGGACAAGCCCGGTTCACTAGCGCTTTCAGAGCGCTCTCGAATCCAGGGTGGAAGACTCATCGACTCCCCCACCCGCTTGATCAGGGCATTGGTCTGCGCTTGGCGCCAGGCTCGGCCGGGGCTACGCATGGCTGGCATCCTGCTGGGCCTCGCCAGCCAACTCGGGCCAGATGCGGGCGTAGTCCTCAGGCCAGTGTTCACGCCGAGTGCATTGCCCGCCCGTGGCTACCTCGATCGGGCCACCGAACTCGACAGGGATAGGCCGTTCGCCACGGGCCCAGCGGCTCACATCGGGCGCATGTGCGCCGATTGCCTTGGCCAGTGCCGCTTGGCGGCCACGCTCTTGGGATAGGTATTCGGCTAATTTCATGAGCCGATATTAGCTTTTTGCTAATTCAACTGCAAGAAAAATATGAGCCTTTTGCAAATTCCAATCGTTAGCCATTGGCTATCCAATGGCGGGATGCTGATTGATGACATCCGCCGGGCCAACCTGGCACTACTCGCAAAAGAAGCTGGCGGCGTCGGCCGCCTAGCGGAACGCCTGGAGCGCGACCAGTCGCAGGTCAGCCAGTGGCTGAACGCATCAAAGAATTCGGCCACTGGGACCCCTCGCGGGATGCGTGCCGGCACATGCCGATTCATCGAGGAGAAGATGGGCAAGCCCGAAGGATGGCTGGATATCAATCACTCGGACGATGCCGCCGATCCCGCCGGCTGGCCGTTCCCACGGCTGCCCAAGGCTGAATTCGACCGGCTGACGGAAGGCCAGAAGGAAGCAATAGAGGACTGGGTTATCAGCCAGGTCAAGGCGTTCGGGGCGCCTCCGATTGTCAAAAGCGACGAGAAGGAAGCCGCCGCCTGATCCGCGGCAGTTGGCCCTTGTCTGGTCCTGTGGAAAATTTTTAATGGAGGTGTGACGAAATGAGAAAAGTGCTTGCGGGTCTTTCTGTCTTGGCCGCCTGCATTGGTGGCGCCGCACAGGCGAACTGCGTCGGGACGCAGATGTATCAGAACTGCTACGACCAACAGGGGAACAACTACCAGGTGCAGCGCTACGGCAACATGACCAACGTTTACGGCAGCAATGCCCAGACTGGAAACACGTGGAGCCAGACGAGCCAGACCTACGGGAACACGACACACCACTACGGGACGGCCTCGAATGGCAATCAGTGGAATTCCACCACGCAGACCTTTGGCAACCAGTCTCACACCTATGGAACCGACAGCCACGGCAATTCGTTCTCCCAGACTTGCAATCAGTATGGGTGCTTCTGATGGGCTATGGAATGAAGCGTGCTGACCTTCAAGCGATGTCCGAGGCAAAACTTCAAGACGCGATCATCCTGTTTCAACACCAGCGCTTTTCCAGTTCTTACTACTTGGCTGGCTATGCCCTGGAATTTGGGCTCAAGGCGTGCATTTCCCGTCAAATGGCCAAGGAAGTTATCCCTGACAAATCGTTCGTCACCAAGATCTATATCCATGAATTGACTGAATTGGTGAAGCTGGCGGGACTAGAGACGGACCGGCGAGCCCAAAGTCCAGAATTCGCCACCTACTGGGCAATCGCGAAGGACTGGTCAGAACAATCTCGCTATGAAATCAAACAAACAGCAGACGCTCAGTATCTGCTGGAGGCCGTTACAAACCCGGACCACGGAGTAATGCAATGGATCAAGAAGCACTGGTAAAAGCTGCCGTAGCGCTCATCAACGGATTAGAAGCCAATGGAACCCCAGTACGCGGGGCAATGTGGGTTCACATGAAGGAAACAAACGGCTGGCGCTTGTGGATCGTTGGCAAAAAAGGCGTGGAAAAAAAAGAGTTCTACGCCGCCGTGGCATCGCAGCTATCCAGTCTTGAAAAGGAGCATCCTGATTTTTCAATCTCGGATGTTGAGCTGAAGTCTGATACAGACCCGACAATTCAAGCGCTCGCCCTTTTCATTAGGGCTGAAGGGCTGAATTCTGTCTCGATGTCGCGCAACATGGTCAATGGCATCTACACGCCAGACGGCGTTCTGCTCCGCATGGCCCTTTGAAGTTGTCTGCTTTCTATCTCATCGGTAATCGCATCCTGCACCGAGGAAACCGCCGATGACCACGCTTCATAGGGCCCAAGATCATCGTAAGCAGGAGGCTTGGCGTTTCCTAGTCGGGCCGCCACCCCTTCCATGAAGCTCTCAATTTCATCGTAGTTGAGCGTTTTGCTCATCACCGTCTCCCACGTATCTGCATCAATTATGAACCGCCTCCGGGCGGTTTTTCTTTGCCGGTTACAAAAAAATTAGCCATTTGCTCATCTTTCTATTGCTCGATTCATTAGCCTTTAGCTAATATTCTCCCAACGCCTCACCACCCGGTGGGCAACAGGGAGAACAGCATGCTCAGCACGCACCGCCTAATTCAGTTGCACAACCTTGCCGATGACCTATCGGCCCGTGCTCGGGTGTGCCTGCGTGGGGCCGCCAACCTGGAGCGCATCGGCAATGCCCGCGGCGCCCAATATCAGCGCGCCAAGGGCCTGCGCTACCAAGCCATAGCGGAAACGGCTGCGCGCCGTCTGGGGGCCGCATGAACATTCCGCATCCTCCGGTCCCACTCGATCAAAAAGAGTGGGCTGTCGCTCACTGGAACAGGCTGGCCGACGAAGCGGAGCGCGCCGGCGCCCTGGGGCTGCTGCACACGAATGTGGCGAAGGCGCAATCCGACTGTTACCGCCGCACGGCGCGGGCCATCCAGCACGAAATCGAAACCGGAGTGGCTGTGTGTTCCTGCTGCTTTAAGCCGTTCGGGCGCGGATCGCTTGCTCTGCACTAACAACCCCACCCGCCCCGGGTGCCGGGGCAAGGAGACCACCATGAACCGAAATCGCATCGACCGCCGCGCCGCGCGGATTGGTGAAGCCGGTAAGGCCTATTTCTACAGCTTGTCCGACCTTCGCACCCTGGTGCGTGACTACTCGCGCGAACGTGGCATCGGCTACCAGCCGAATGCTGCTGACCGGCCGAGAGCGCGCCGCAAGGTGTGGGAGGCGCGGCGGTTCTGGCTCGGCGACAAGTTCAGCAAGCCCGTTGCGCCGGCCGCTCAAGCGGCGCTGCGCGTAGCTTGCGACATGGTGGGCAGCATCGATCTGCTGGCTTTTCGTGCTGCCGTGATGCCCGGGTATTTCGGTGTCCTCGCCGCTCATCGTCGCGAGGAACGCAGCCGTGCAGCCACGCCCTGCATCGCGCTGGCCGACCTGATCGACCTCGAAGGGCGGAACTGACATGGCCCGCCTCACCTACCCCCCCGAGTGCGGCACGGCCGCGATCATTCCGCCGCTGACGGACGGCCAGCGCCGCAGGATCGCGCTGCGCGAAATGGATGCCGACGTGCACGCCGCGTTGATCCGTGACCTGATGGTGCTGCGCCGGCATGAGGCCGACCAGCGCGCGGCCGAGGCGCTGTATGCCGCTACCGAGGCGAAGCCGAACGCGGAGCAGGCGTTTGCGATGGCCGTGGCGTCGTCGGTGCGCGGCGATGACCTAGGCGTGGTCGGTGCGCACTTCCGCCAGTGGGTGCTGCTGGCCCAAGGGCTTCTGGTGTCCGACCTGGTCGACCTGTGCGACGACGGCCAGCGCGTGACGTTTGGGCGGCGCAAATGACCGCCTACCTCTTCTGCGGCCTGTCTGCCGCGTACCTGATTGGCCGGCTGGGTGATGCGCTGATGCGCGCGCACGCCCGCCGCGATTCCTGGAGCAAAGCATGACGTCCATCAACGTCCTGGGCGTGGACCCGCGCAGCCAGAGCAAGACCCCGCTCAAGGCGCCGGCACCGCTGCCCCATGTTTCGCGCCGCGCGCTGGCGCGGGTACGTGACCGCATCGAGCCGCCCACTGCATGCCATTGCTGCGGCGGACCGGTGAAGCTGACCAACAACCGCGACATCTACAACGGGCAGTCCTTTGGCGATTGGCCCTATGTCTACCGATGCGCTCAGTGCCAAGCCTATGTAGGCCTGCACCCGGACACCGACCTGCCGCTGGGCATCATGGCTGACCGCCAGACGATCCAGGCGCGCAAGGAGGCCAAGACGGTGTTCCAGCGCGTGGTGCTGGTGCGGCACAGCCGCGACCGCAACGCTGGCTATGCGTGGCTGGCGCGCGCGCTGGAAATTCCCACGTCCGTCTGCCACTTCGGCATGTTCGACCACGCCCGGGCCCTGGCCGCGCGCGACGCCTGCCGCAGCGCCTTGGGGGTTCGCCAATGATCCGCCGCCTCCTTAAAGACCGCGACAACCGCGTCGCCGCGTTCACCGTCGCCGGCCTGCTGGTGGCCCTGGTCTTCGGCTACGGCGAAGTCCAGCAGCGCGACGAATCCACCCTCACCGCCTGCGAAGGCTGCGGCAAGACCGCTGTGGCCGCGCGCGAACAGCCATGAAAGCCGAAGACTTCTATGCCCCCGGCCTTCCCGATCAATTCCTGCGCGCCCACCGCGGCCGCTCTGTAGCACTCGCAGCAATCGACCAATCAGGAGCACTCAATGAGCACCGTAACCATGATCCTCGGGCAGTCTGGCACCGGCAAGACCACCAGCCTGCGCAACCTCGACCCCACGCAGACGCTGCTGATCCAGGCTATCAAGAAGCCCTTGCCGTTCAAGAGCGGTGACTGGAAGCCTGTGACGAAGGACACCCCTGCCGGCTCGATCTTCGTCTGCGACTCGGCCCAGACCATCGTGGGCGCCATGAAGCGCACCAAGCGGCCGGTGATCGTCATCGACGATTTCCAGTACGTCATGGCCAACGAGTTCATGCGCCGCAGCGCTGAAAAGGGCTTCGACAAGTTCACCGAGATTGGCCGCAACGCCTGGGACATCCTGGCAGAAGCAGCGCGCCTGCCGGACGAAGTGCGCGTCTACATCCTTTCTCACGTCGAGACCACCGACGACGGCCGAACCAAGATCAAGACCATCGGCCGGATGCTCGACGAGAAGATCACTCTTGAAGGCATGGTTTCCATCGTCCTCAAGACCGTTGTGCAGGACGGTCAGCATTACTTCGCCACCCGTAACAACGGCAGCGACACCGTCAAAACCCCCATGGGCATGTTCGACGCGGACCTGATCGACAACGATCTGGCCACCGTCGACACCGCCATCTACCAGTACTACGGCCTCACCGAAGCCGCCTAACCCAGGAGCAAGCATGTACGCACTCGACCCAGCAGCCGCGAAGGCGGCAGAATCGACCGGCAGCCGTATCGCCGAGAAGGGCAAATACAAGGGCAAGTTCACGCGCGCCCAGCACGTCGTGTCCGAAAAGGGCACCTTCGGCATCGATTTCGACTTCGTTGCCGAAGGCGGTCAGAAGGCCCGTTTCGCTATCTACACGCAGCGCGAGGACGGCACACAGGTGTTCGGCTTCAAGCAGCTCTCCGCAATCATGGCCTGCCTAGCGCTGCGCAACCTCGACAACCCGAAGGACACGCCGGCGAAGGTGTACGACTTCGACCAGCAGCGCGAGGTTGACATGGTGGTACCGCAGTTCACCGAGCTGCTGGGCAAGCCCATCGGCCTGCTGTTCACCCTGGAAGAGTACAAGCCGGGCAAGTGGCGCCCCAACCTGGCCGGGGCCTTCCAGGCCAGCACCGAGTTGGTCGCGTCCGAAATTCTGGACCGCAAGACCCAGCCGCTGCAACTAGCCAGGATGGTCCAGGCCCTGCGCGACAAGCCGCTGCGCGCCGGCGGCGGCTCGATCGACGAAGCCAACCGCGCTGCCGCTGCCGCTGGCGCGGACCCGATGGACGATATCCCCTTCTAGAGGACCGCCACCATGAACATGCCTCTTTACGCCCTCACCCAGGAATACCGCGCTCTGGCCATCCGCCTGGCCGATGGCGACTTCGACGAGCAGACCGTCGCCGACACAATCGAGGCCAGCGGCTTGCCCGAGCAGATCGGCGAGAAGGCCCAGGGCTGCGAGATGGTCGCGCGCACCTTCGAGGCCGACATCCCGGCGATCGACGCTGAGATCAAGCGCCTGCAGGAACTGAAGAAGGCGCGCCAGGCCCGAGCCGACGCGCTGCGCGACTACCTGCTGCGCAACATGATCGCCAGCGACATCCAGGTGATCGAGTGCCCCTTGTTCCGCCTCAGCGTGGCGAAGAATCCGCCGGCTGTCGAGGTGTTCGACGAGAAGCAGATCCCGCAGGACTACTTCACCAGCCCGCCGGCGCCGCCGCCCCAGCTCGACAAGAAGCTGATCGGCCAGGCGCTGAAGGATGGCCACGATGTGCCGGGCGCGCGCCTGCGCCAGGGCCTGCGCCTGGCTGTCCGCTGACCATTTCCCCAACGTAGCATCCTGGAGCCCTGCCCCATGTTTTCGATTACCGAGCAAACCGCGACCCTGGCGCACATCAACGTGCGCACCGAGCGCCACGGCGAAGAGCCGGCGGGCGCCGCTGACCTGAAGATCAGCTTTACCGATGGCAACGGCGTGCTGTCCGAGTTCCATTCGGCGCTGCGTTCGTGGCTCTACAAGCAGGAGGAATCGCCCGATCAGGGTGAGATGCCTGTAGGCGACGCGCTGACGGTGCGCCGCTTTGGCGACCTCATCGAGAAGATCCGCCTCAAGCATGAATTGATCGGCGCCAAGGTGCTGATCGGCTTCGGCCTGGGCGGCGCGTCTGACATCGAGCTCGACCCCGCCGACGTCGACGGCTTCGCCGCTGAACTGATGGAAGGTGGAAGCGTAATCATCACCTTCCGCGTGAAGTGCCACCCCAGCGGCGAGCAGGTCAAGAAGCTGTACGAGGTGCTGGGCAACGACATCACGATCAGCATCACGCCGGCGGTCGAAAAGCAGGGCTCGCTGGGCCTGAACCTGGAGCCGGAAGCGGCGTAACGACTATGGCCGGCCCGGCGGCGGGGCTTCCCCCTCCAGAGCCTTCCCCACCGCTGCCGGTGTCCGGTCACCCTACACAGAGAACGACGATGAGCAAACGCTACGGACGAAATCAGCGGCGACGCGCACGCGAGCGCATCGCCCAGTTGGAGCTGTCGAACGGCATGGGCCAGAGCCTGCTTGAACATGCTCACCGCAGACTGGCAGAGGCGGAAGCAGTAATCGACCACGCAAGGAGCGTTCTCGGCCATGACGTAGCGCTGCCGCCGCTGATGCGCGGTAACCACCCGATGCCCCTGGGCGGAGACTTCCGCATCGCGGATCCGAGCGTCCGCATGCCCGCGTATTGGCCTGGGTCCGAGTCCGTGTCCGTGACGATGGAAATGAAGATCCTCCAGATGCGTGAACTGGTGGCTTTCATTGAACGCCAAGACCTGAGCCGCGCCGTTCATTTCTATGTGCAGTTGGATGATGGCCAGGCCGCCTACGCGATTGATGACCGCGCTTTCAGCAGCATGCGCCGCGAGCACCTCGAAGCCACATTGCGCGGGCCAATCAGCCAAGCGCTGGCTCACCACCTTGCCGATTTCCTCAAGAGCCGTTGACCATGACCCACGCCCGCAAACCCCGCCGCAAGCAGTACCGGCCGCGCCCGGCCCGGCTGCCCATGCTCATCAAGACCCAGCAGACCCTGGCGCCGCTGGAATCGATCATCGACCAGATCGAGCGCGACGGCACGGTGACGGTCGACGCCCGCGGCCTGCCGATCTTCTACTGCGTCGCCGACGGCGAATGGTACGCCAGCGCGCCGGCGATCCTGGGCATGGCCGACTTCTTCGACATGTGGGCCACGCGGCACGGGCGCGAGTTCAAGGCCGCGGCGCTGCGGCAGCTGGCCAAGCGCCTGGAAGTGGGCATGCCCGTCGACGCGCCGCTGCTGGCCGCCCTGCACGCTGAAATCCCCACCCTGCGCAGGATCGGTGCCGCCCTCGACCAGGACGACGCCACCGACCTGCTGCAGCAGACCCGAATCCTTGCCGAACTGGACGCCGCGCGCGCCACTGGAGCCTGACATGACCCCCATCCCCGCCGGCTGGAAGCTGATAAGTTCTGCGCCGAAGGACGGCACTACCGTTATCCTCGGTCGCGACATGGGCGCCTTCGGCTTTATCCGAGGCTATGGCTACTTTGCAGGAACCGATGGTGCATTCGTGTCCGGATGGGTATCCAAAGGATTCTGCGAGCCGCATGGGAATCTTGGCTTAGCCAACCCCACGCACTGGATGCCGCTACCCGCCGCCCCTGGCGCCCCCGCCTCTGTAGCGCCTGGGGATGCACAGGCTGTGGCCTGGATGAATCCCGAAACGCAAGACGTCATCACCAACGAGCGGAAAGTCTCCTGGCTGACGACTTATGGCGTGGGAATGGCCGCCAAGGCAGCAGGCTACTCGCAGCCGCTCGGAGTTCTTGCCGCTCCCGCTGCTGGCGATGCGTTGGATGCAGCGCGGTATCGGTGGCTGCGGGATGCAGACGATAGGCAGCGCTATGAGGCCAAGAAGTGGATGGCTGGTTACGGCCCAGAACGCCTTGACGCCACCATTGACGCCGCCCTTGCCGCCCAGCAGCAGGGGGAGGCGTGATGGAAGCCACGGTACTGGACCCGTGCTGCGGCGGTCGGATGATGTGGTTCGACCGTCAGGACCAGCGCGCCCTGTTCGGCGATATCCGCAGCGAAGAGCACACGCTGTGCGACGGCCGGGCATTCAACATCACGCCAGACCTGAACATGGACTTTCGCGCCATGCCCTTCCCGGACGAGTCGTTCCGGCTGGTGGCGTTCGACCCGCCGCACCTGCGTCATGCGGGCCGTGATTCCTGGCTGCGCGCCAAGTACGGAATTCTCGGCGACGACTGGCAAGAAGACCTGCGGCGCGGCATCGCCGAGTGCTTCCGCGTGCTGAAACCGGAAGGCGTGTTGATCTTCAAGTGGAACGCCATCCAGATCCGCACCGCCCAGATCCTGGCGCTGACGCCCCACAAGCCGCTATTCGGGCACCCCAGCGGCAAGCGCGCGGATACGCACTGGATGACCTTCATGAAGCCCGCCGCCCAGCCCACCGCCAAGGAAAGGACATGACCGACAAAAGCACCCTGCAGCCCGTGCTGACGGATGACGAAATTCTGGCCGCTACCCTCTACGGCCAATCCGAAGCGCGAATGATCCGAAACGGCCGCGCCATCGAGCAAGCCGTGCTGTCCAAGCTGCGCGCCCCTGTAGCCGAAGGCACGGAACGGGATCACAGCCGGTCCCGTCCGCGTGCGGTGCTGAGTCCCGATTCCATGCTGGTCAAAGCGCACCGTGAAGCAGAACGGATGGCTGGCGCCCCTGTAGCCGGGGAGGCGCAGAGACTGGACGCGCCTGCGCAGGTAGGCGGCACTCGGTTCGGCAAGGGCATCCACTGGTCTACGGTCATCCATGCCGCCCAGCGCCACCACGAGTACATGCAAGACCCTGCACGCGAAGCGGCGCGCATAGCCCAGGCCAAGCAATTCCAGGCGCTTGTTGCTGGCGATGCCCCGCCCCACGCCAGAGAGGAGCAGCTGGTCATCAAGCAGTGCATCCTCCATGGTCCAGCTCCCGAAGGCTTCGCCGACTGGTATCAGTGGCTTGAAGCACCGGTCAAGATGGGTGCGTTTATTCGAGCTGCAACGGCGGACGATTGGAAGTGGCCGGAAGATGCGCAGGACCTAGAAGCCGCCCTTGGGGCTGCGCTGTGCCGCGCCAATAGCGCCGAAGCCATGTGGCACAAGTGCCGCGACGAATTGAAAGTGGCAACGGCGCTACTTCAGTCCCAGGCCAGCGAGGCGGTGCGCGATGCCGGTATGCCGGCATCGGTCGCTCAACTGGTAGCCGCTGCCAAGGGCATGACCAAGCTGTACCCGCACGTCTGGGACCGCCCTGACGGCGGCCTGGTGGTGTTCCCTGAGAACGTCGCACGGTTTGACGCCGCGTTTGACGCATTGCGCATTGCCGTTGGCGAAGCGGTCGAGGATGACGATGGCGCCGATGGGGATGCCCGGGACGAGCGGAAGGGGTTCGAGACGGTGCGCGACGGGGATCACCCGGTGTTCGCCTTCCTGCTGGGCGAAGGCCTGCTGCACGGAGTCGAATTCGGGAAGCGTGCTCCCGGCGCCGTCGGCAAATGGTGGTGGCGCAAGGACCTTCGCGCCGCCCTGTCCGCGCAACCGGCCGCCGAACCTTTAAGCAATCCCAAACAGTTCGCGCTGACGGGCGCCGAGAGCATCCGCTCCGGCGCGCCCTACGACGATCCTGCATTCGAGGCGCTGTGCCGCGAACATGGCATCTGGGGAACGGCCGAGGCTGCGCTGTGTGCTGTGTTCTGGCGGCATGCCTGCAAGCAGCGCGCCGATGCCACCGACTGGTCAGCAATAGCCGCCGAGGCGCAAGTAGAGCGCGACGCGGCTCGTGCTGAGCGTGATGCGTTGATAGTCGAAAGCCAGCAGCGCGCCGCGGGTACCGACGAACGGACCGCCTTCGAAGCCACGTATCAGGCCGACTATGACGACCCCGGGGCGGCTTGCGAGCGCGAGCATTTCGGGAAGGGGTATCGCGCAGGCATGGCTGCGCAATCGGCGAAGGAGCAGAACGATGCGAACTGACCGCGAACTTTTGGAGTTGGCGGCGAAGGCTGCCGGCATCGATGGCGTCTACATGCAACGCCTGACTGGAGACGGTTTAGCGGTTCGCGGGTGCCTGGTGCAGCTTTGGAACCCGCTCACCGACGACGGCGACGCGCTGCGGCTGGCGGTGAAGCTGCGGATTACGGTCGAACCGGATCTGCTCGAAACCAAGGCGTCCGCATACGTACTTATCGGCGGTAAGCGCCAGCATTTCGTGTCGGTCAGCGGCAAGGTTACGCGCCACGAAGCAACACGCCGCGCCATCGTCCTGGCTGCTGCAAAGATGGTTGCCCAGCCCCACCCCAAGCAGCACAACGACGGAGAGAACCATGAGTGACCTGATGAAGTTCGACCCGGCCACCGGCTGGAGCAAGCCCTATCCCAGTCATGCTGCGCAATGGCGTGACCAAAACGGCAAGACGGCGTGGCTGTTCAACCCGTGGACCGGCGAGCGGCGCGCAGCTCAGGACGTTGGATCGGATCCGTTCGGGCTTCTGATTCACCCTGGCGGCGATCTGCTGGCCGCCACCGACAACAAGGAGCAGTGATGGCCCTCACCATCGAGCAGCATGAGCTGCAGCGCCTGCTGGTCGAAGCGGCGCGCCTGGGCGCGAACCATGCCATCGAGGACATGGTTTGCTACCACTTCAACGAGGCATGCGAGCGCCTGGGGATCAGCTACAACACGCTGAAGAAGCGCATCCAGGAAGGCAAGATTCGGCCCGTGGACGGGCGCATCACCGGCGCCGAGATCCGCCGCTATCTAGCCCAGCTTGGCCGCGATGCTTGAGCCGTGCGGGTTGTAATAGACCATGGCCATTTTCGGGTCCGTCCAGCCGAACATCTTGCACAGATCCAACACGTCGATCTTCTTGGCGATCATGGTGGCCGCGGTGTGCCGCGTATCGTGGAAGGTGAAGCCGGCGAGCTCGGCGCGCATGCGGTATTTGCGGAACAACGCGTCCAGGGAGGCCGACCTAAGTCCAAACACCAGCTCGTCGTCCCAGCCCTTCATCCGCTCCAGAATCGCGCGAGCTCGGGATGACAGCGGTACATCCCGCGGCCTATCGCTCTTCGTGTCCGGCAGGTGCGCATGCATCTTGTGGACGTTCGCCCAGGTCAGCCCACACAATTCCCCTGCCCGCATCCCGGTGCGCAGCGCCAGCAGCATGCAGTTTGCTACGGCTTGCCCGGTGCTGGCCACCCGCCGGCGCCTGCTGTAGCCCATCTCCCGCAGCATCTTCCGAATTTCATGCATGGAGATCACCCGGTCGCGGTGTTTCCCCTTGGAGGGCTTGCGGATACCGCGGCACGGGTTCACGTCCACCCATTCCCATTCCAAGCGCGCCGCCTCGAACACGGAGGCCAGCAGGCTCAACTCGCGCAGAACCGACGACGGCCCAATCTTCTTGGCCCGCGCATCGCGGAAAGCCCCCACGTGCTGAGCGGTCACCTTGGATATTGGCAAGTCCAGCGGCAGCTCGTAACTCTCAAAGGCCGACAGGCGGACCTGCTCCCACCGTTCGCCCTTCCGCTGCGGGGACACTTCATCGCTGTATTTTCGCAACGCGTCGCGCAAAGTATGCAGGTCGCCGGCTGGTTTTGTTGCCCTGTCGCGGATCTCCGCCTCGCGCTTCGCCGCCCATGCGGCGGCCTCCCGGCGGGTCGGGAAAACCTGGCTGTCACGCACGCCGGACAGCTTGATCTGTGCTCTGTACCCGGACGCAGTCTTCTGGATGCTTGCCATGTGGGGCCGAGGGCGGGGCTCAGATGGGGCCGGTGACTGCGAATTCTTGATATCTGGCAGTCAACCAGCTCACCACCCTTCCCGCTAAACCGTTGATTTGAAAGGTTTTGATATTACCCGATCAACGGTTCTCAATAAGTTGGTGCGAAGGAGGGGACTCGAACCCCTACTCTAGCCAGGATTAATGCGGCTTTCCGGCTTCATGTTGTCCGAATGCTGTCATTACGGCCGGACGATGCCGCGGTAATGCCGACGAACCATAGAGGGGATATGTAAAAAACGGTATCATCGAATCCGCCCCTATTTCTCTTGGATCTACCGTGACGAAGCTTCCAGCGCTCCTCGCTATTGCCCTCGCCTTGACCGGCTGCAACAAGGAACAGGACACGCCCTGGACCAGGCTCCAGGCGGCCGCGCCTCAACCAAGCGCGGCGACCAATACGCCAGACGCCACGGTCAAGTCTTGGTGGCAGGCGCGTGATGATAGAGCGAATTTTGGAGCGAAAGTCTGCGATGAAATGCGAGAGTTGTACGGGCCCGTAGACCAGACCCTTTTGTCCTTGGCTGCGTCCAACATTACCGAAGATATAGCAGACGCGGACAGATGCGCCCCGACCCTGTATAGCCGCGACATCACCAAGGTAGACATCCAATCCGATACCCGCGCCGTTGTCCAGGCGCATATCCGCAATGCTACCCCGCCGAGTAAGGGGTACACCATGGATGAGGACGACAAACAACGAAAGGGAAAGGGAAAACGGATCCAGTACTTGCTGGAACGACAGGATGCGCAGAAGCCGTGGAAAATCACGCAGATCTATAGTTTCGACCGCTACTGCGTACACGACTCAGTCGATGGGTGGTGCGTCCTGTACAAAGACAACAGCGGAACAGCCAATGCCTACGTGCACGAGTACAGCCAGTAGCCCTGCGGTAGGCATAACCCACCGAGCGGCGACTACAGACATTCACCGCCCCTCAAAATAGAAGCCGCCGTCATCTAGCGGTCACACACAGCAGGCTCCATTCCTTGTTCCTCTCCAGAACTTGCCGCCGGATCGGCACCGGCGTGGATTGGATCTGCTCCTTGGACTCGAAGTAGATCGGCCGCGCATGGTCGCAGTATTCAACGCCCACGCGAGCCGGGGCCGCGCATCCAATCACGCTCAAGCTCGTCAGCAACAGCGTCATCGTCCATACGAGCCGTCTCCAACTGCACATTGCGCACCTCCTGGCGGGCTTGAGCCGCCTGTTCGTTGATCTGTTCCTGTCGCTCCTGCCGCTCCGCCTGGCGCCCCGTCGCCCGCCCCCGGTAGAACACGCTGGCCAACGCAGCCAGCGCCAGGCCGGCAAGCAAGAGCCACCCCTTGATACGTTCAAGCCACGCCAGCATGACCGCCTCCCACCTCTGCCAGAGCCTGACCGTAGTTGCTGGTCCACTTCCTGCGCAGAGCCGCTCGCTGTTCGGGCGTGCCGCGGGCATATGCGCCGGGGCGCCAGGTGCGCAGGTAGAGTTCCCAGGCCGCCTCCTCGGCTCCGAGCGCCGGCAAGCGGTCGGGATCGCTCCACAACAGCAGGCGAGCCAAGCCGGCTGCCAGCACGTCGTCATGCTCGATGGCGTTCCAAATGTCGGCATCGCGTGCGGACACGCCGCGCGCCAGATAGAGCTGCGCGGCCGATGCACGCGTTGCGGCGTGCGACCTCACGCCATGGACCATCCCGCCGCCCTGCTCAGCCTGCCAAAAGCTCTTCGCAGGGCCAGCCGGCCTAGGCGGGTTGCCAACCAACTGCCGTCGGTGCAAAAAGCGGCTCTCCTGCAGGCCGATGGCCAGGAGCTGGACCCGCGCCGCAGCCGTGTCCATCTTGGCCGGCAGCAGCGCCAGCGCCGGATCGATCGCCCCCGCGATAATCTCTTTCAGCGTCATGAATTGATCCTCACAATGCACGCCACATTCCCCTGGGCGCGATACACCAACACGGCGATCAAGACCGCCACCACCGCCTGCCACACCGTCACAGGCTCATGCCGCACAAGCACATCCAGGGCCTGGCCGCCCGTGCCCACGATGAGCAGGTAGGCCAGCCAGGACATGCCGCGGCGGAACCGGGCTCCCTTCCGGCGATACAGCAGGAGCCGCACCGCCGAAGCGAAATTCGCCACCACAAACGAAAGGGCCACCAGATGCTGGTGGCCCATGCTGATCATTTCGACTGGTTGCATTTCAGTTCCCCTTCTTGAAGACCGCGGTGAAGTCGAACGTCTTGATGCGCTCGATTGCCGCCAGGGCGGTAGTCACGACCAGCGCCGCAGCACCGAACGCCGCGATGGCGGTTTCCTTGATGGGCGTCAGCGCCACAACATCCGGTGCGGCCAGGTAACCAATCACGAAAGAGATGCCCCAGTAGATGCCGCGCGACAGAAAACCACCTTCCTTGCGCGACACCACGAAGAGCGAAGCCCCGGCAAACGCTCCGATGAGAGCGTTGCCGTCAATACCCGGCAGCAGGCCCGCGAGCGTCACGCCCGCGGCCGCCGCCGCCACCACACCTGTGCTTGCAGGTTCTGCCATTTATCTGCACTCCAAAAAATTGCCCGCGCTAGGCGGGCTGGTTGTCGTCGGGCTTCGGGATCGGAAATCGGCGCTTTACCTCGGCGCACTGGTCGATCCATTGCTGGACCTCATCGGGCAGCGTGACTCCCTGCTGGCGCAAGGCCGCGGCCAGCTTGTAGACCGCGTCCAACTGGTCGCCGAGTTCCGGATACTCTTTGCGCCGCAGTTCTTGGGGCGAACACTTATAGCGAAGGCGCTGCATACACGATCCTCTTTTCCTTGTAGGGCCACAGATACAGATAGATGTTGAGGGTTTCGCCCGGCGGCGCTTCGAGTTCGATTTCCGTCTCTTCGATGGCGAACGATTCGCCGTTGATCGAAAGCGACGCCCCCAGCAGCACCTCGCGCAGGACGTTGCCATCCAGCCATGTGGGCATTTCCGGCCGCGGTGCCAGTTCGCCGCCGACGATCATGTCGTCGGACAGCGACGGTTCGCGGGGCACCCCGATGAAGGGCTTTCGCCCCCCGTACTCGTGATTGAAGATCACATTGCGCAGCGTGGTCCGCAAACACCAGTTGATTTCTCCCCGCTCCGGCGTATAGAAGGCGGCTATGCCCTCCAAATCCATGAGCGGTTCGAACTCCGGATCCCGATAGTTTTCTTCGTTGATGCCAACGAAATTTGCGTTTTCCATCTTCCTACCTCTGGAATCCCAGTATTGCCAGGCGGCCCGCGTAAGTGGTCCCGTCGTTCGTCGGGCGCTGCCCGTCCACGTACAAGAAATAGGAGCCGGGACCGACCGGCCCATAGATGTACGAGAAGCCCTCGACAATGTTGGAGTTGGAGCTACCCGTGCGATCCAAGATGATCGGATTTCCGTTGATACTTGCGATCACCCGCGGATTCCGATAAGTCCAAGCACCGCCGGAGCAGGCCACCTGAATGAAGATGATCAACGTCCCACCGTAAGGCAGGTACACACCGACATTCCCGATAGGCGCAGTCACATCACCCGACGAACCCATCCAGACGGAAAACCCTGTCGATGTGCCGGCGACCACAGACCCGGCCGCCATGCGCAATGTGTCGATCTGCGCCACGCCAACATGGGCGGTTTTGATATAGGCCGTGTCCACGTTCGCCAGCTTCGCCACCAAGCTGGTGGTTTCCACGCGCTCGGCACTCATCTGCCCCGCGGTGACCTTCTCGGCATTGAGCGACTCGATGTGCGCATCTTTGATAGATGCGTTCTGAATCAGGACCGACTTGATGAAGACCTGATTCCCGACGATGGCAAAGGGGAGAACCCATTTATCCGCCGACGTGGTTCCCGAACTATTAAACACGACGAACTTGTCGACCGCCACAGCAAAGGTACTGGATTCTCCATCCGCGCCAAGGCTGACTGAACCGGTGACGACACGCTGGCCGTCCATGACTTGCGTCTTGACGCCCCAGTTGGCCGCCACCCTTCCATCCAGTTGGGCAACCGCCTGGTTGGTGGTTTGAACCGATGCGGTCACATCGTCCACTTCCGCATCCAGACGCTGCACCGCCTGCGTGTTCGCCTGCGTTGCCGTGCTGAGGACGTTTAGGTCCTGCGAGTACACGGCGCGGCTGATCGGCACCCCGTACCGGCCAACCGCTACATAATCAATCTCATAAGCCCCTGAGCGGGTATCGCCCAGGATAAGACGTTGAACAGTGGCGGTGGTGGCAAAGCCGGCGAGCGACGAGAGATCGAAGTCCACAACCTGCCAGGCAGTACTGCTTCCGTCGACCGGCCGCTGGATGACGTTCGTCCCTGTGCCGGTCGAATCCATGCCCACATACAAGGTGAACAGGTTGGCCGCATAGGTGTTGGGGAAGCGAACGCGCACACGCACGATGGGGAACTGACGCGGGTCATACCGTTCGGCCACAGCCAGGATGCGATCGACACGGCCGATTGCGTCCGTCAGTTTCGTGGCCCGGATGAAGTACGGAGACTGGTTCAGCCAAGCTATGGCCGCGTTGGCCGGGTTAAACGCCGTCCAGCCATCCAGGCCGGTGTCGAACGACCAGGAGCGCTCGGAGTCAAAGCCATCAGCGGTCTTTGCCTCCATCACATCGATGCGGCTGGCCAGGGCGCCGTCGACCGTACTGCGTGTCAGCGCTTCATCTCGAATCGCCGCGGCATTCTGCTCAAACTTGGTGTCAAGGTTTTGCAGCGCGGTGGCCGTGGCCGCCTTTTCGGTCAATCGCGTTTCGCGTTCGATCACAATAGCGGCCGCATTCTGGTCCGCCCGCGTCGACAGCCGGATGGACATTTGCGCGTTGGTCTTCGTGGCCTGAACGGCCTCGTAAACTGACGCATCCGTATCGGCCGTCATAGCCCGAACTTCAGCCACGCGCAACGCCAGGTCCGTGGTAGCCGTTTCCAGCGTGCTCACTCGATTGCTGGTGTTGACGTTGGCTGTCTCCAGCGTGCTGGTGCGCTGGGCAAGATTTGCGGTCGTGGTTTCCAGGGCCTGAATCTTGCCGGCCTGCTGGCCGTCGCTCGTCTCCAGTGTCGAAAGGCGCTGGGCCTGGTTGGCCTGCGTCTGTTCGACGCTGCTGATTTTGCTCGCCTGCTGACCCTGCGTCGTCTCCAGCGTCGTCGTGCGCTGGCCCAGGCTCGCGGTGGTCTGCTCCAGGGTCTGGATCTTGCTGCCCTGGGTCCCGGCCGTCGTCTCCAATGTCGTGACGCGCTGCGCCATGCCAGCGCTCACCGTTTCGACCTGCTCGATAGACGAGGCCATACCGTCCTGCCGAACGTGCATACGGCGAATAGCCTGGACGTTAGAAGCAGTCACCTTTTCCATTGACGAAATGCTCGCGTCCTGGTCAGTGGCGGTGGCGCGGAGTTCCGAGATTCGGAGCGCGTAGTCGGTGGTGGTTTCCTCCAGGTTCGAGATCTTCGCGGCCTGCTGACCTTGGGCCGTTTCCAGCGTGCTGGCGCGCTGCGCCAGGCCTGCCGTGGTTTGCTCCAGGGTCTGGATCTTGCTGCCCTGGGCCCCGGTCGTCGTCTCCAGCGTCGCGGTGCGGCCCGCCAGACCGGCGGTGGTCGTTTCCAACGTCTGGATCTTGCTGCCGTGCTGGCCTTGCGTGGTTTCCAGCGTGCCCAGCCGCTGGGCCTGCGCTGCCGTCGTTTGCTCCAGGGCCTGGATCTTGCTGCCCTGCTGGCCGTCGCTCGTCTCCAGTGTCGAAAGGCGTGTAGCCTGGCCGGCCTGCACGATTTTGATGCTGGAAATCTCGGACGTGTTTTGCCCCACGGCTTCCGCCAGGCTGGAGTAGTCGCCGATCTTTTCCCAGCTTGCCGCGGTGCTGGGCGGCACGTTCGTGCTGGGCCCCTTCGCGCGGTACAGGCCGCCGTTCCAAGAAACGATATCGTCCTTGACGTAGGCCCTTCCGGCGTCCCACGGCTGGATGCCTTCAATGTCCGCAATCTGCGATTGCAGCACGTCGATCTGCGCTTGGAGCGATTGATTCGTCGTGTCCACCGCCTGAATGCGGTTCTGAATCTCGGTCTGAAGGTCCAGCGATACCCGGCCGATAGCATCCGACAGTTCGCCCGCCTGCTGAGCCAGCGCTGCCGCCTGAGCCTGATCGCCCGCGATCCGGGCCTGCACCTCGATACGCAGGTCTTCGCCAAGCTGGATAAGAGCCTGGGTGTACTGCGTCAGCGTGGTGCCCTGCTCGTCCACAACCTGGCCGATATTCGTCAGCCGGTCCGCCAGGTCTTCCAGATCCTCCAACATCTGGCGCCCAGCTTCAGACGTGACAATCTCGTCTCGGATGGCGTCCAGGTAGTCGCCGGCATTCGTGTTGGTGATGCCATGCACGCCCGTCACGTTTTCAGCCGGGAACAGTGGACCCTTTTCGCCCAGCGAATCCACCAGGCGTCCCCAGAACCAGAACTGCGACCCGGCCGGAAGGCCCGAAAGCTTAAGGACCGAATCGGGATACGACCGTTCCGTCAGCAGCGTCGCTTGACTGAAATCCGGCGCCGGTGCCCAGTAGATTTCGGTTCGGCGCAAAGGGCTGATGGTGTCTGGAAACCCCCATTCCACACCGATGCCGTACAACCTGGGAGTCGTGCGCAAATAGGCCAACGCCGGCGGAGGCTCAAGCGTGCCCTGCAGTGTCGTGAACTCCGACAGCGCCCATCCGGACCGCACCTCGAGCGCGCTGACGGCCTGCACCCGCGCCTGATACGTGCCGGCGCGAATCCCAGGAACCTCTGCGGATTCCAAGGAAGTGTCCGGCAGCGCGATCCAATCCGAATTATCCCGTCGCCACTGCACCGAATAGCCGCGGGCGTCCTTCGCCCCGTCCCACTCGATGCGCATGGTGTGGACCGCTGCGCCCTGGTCGACGCTGGTGTTGCTTACGATCCGGACGTTTGTGGGCGCCCCCATTTCTCGGCTGGGAATGATGGTCGTCGGCAGCGGGTCCAGCTTCGTGCCGAAGTCGACCGCCTCATGCTTTCCGGGGATTTCCTGGGCCGCCGTGATTTCGACGTCCATGGGCCCCGTATGCGCGACCCCGATGACTCGAAACAATTGTGGCTTCAGGTCTTCCGACGACACACTCCACCCGGCCTCGGGATTCGGCTGCTCGCTGAACGCTTCGACGGTCAGCTTGACGGCGTCCTCCAGGAACACCACGGCGCTCACACGCCGCGTCTCGCAGATGCCACTCGGCAGATTTACCGTGAGCATGTCGCCCGGCTTTACACGAGCGCGGCGATCCAGTGTCAGCGCCGACTGCGACAGAACCGAAAGGATCCGGCCGCCGATCATTGCGCCGGCAAGCACGTTATCCGCCACCTCGATCACAGACCCCGGCATGACAACCGCATAATCCAACCCTACGCGGAACTTCACACCACGGACTTGCTCTCGGGATGTCAGCAGCGTCCAGCTCCCCAGGCGATGTGCTTGGCCGCGGCTCGGGCACATGAACGCCGTCAACGCAGTTTCACGAACGCCATAGCGCGCCAGGCCCGCCGCGTCTTCCACGGGCTCCACTTTCTGGCGCCCGAAGTCTTCCTGGTTGTTGTAGGTCACCTGCGCCACAGTGAAGCGCGTGCGACGGCGAGTTCCGGTGTACTGAAACTTTCCCTTCACGTTTGCGCGACTGTACGTATACACAGGTTGCGCGGGCATGTCGGCCGTTGTGACCACGGTACCGTTGGCGGCGAACGCCGCCCCCCGAAAGATGCTCGCCAAGTCCTGCAACAGCTTGCTAGCGTCCTCGCGCGTGGCGATCTGGCCCACGGCGCGGAACCGGGGTTCCATACCGCCCAGGCCGTCCGGCACCATCTCGTCGCAATAGCGCGCGATGCTATACAGCGACCATCGGTCGATCATGCCCAGATTGATGCGCTGACCAAGCCCAAAAATATCGGACAAGATCATGTCCAGCAGCACCCAGGCAGGGTTCGACGACACGCCCAGCTTGAACGAGCCATCCCATGTTCCAGCGTACGTACGCGTGATTGGGTCGTAGTTCGAAGGAATGCGGACTTCCCGCCCCTTCGAACGCACTGCGCGCGTCGGGATGCTGGAGAACAGCTCCGCAGGGATCTTGTAGCCAACCAGCGAGATCATCGGATAGCGCAAGCGCTGATCCGTCACGGTGGTATAGGCGTCGACGTACAGATTGCTGGCTATATGCTGGCCAGTGGAATCCGGCGAGGTCCGACGGACGCGAATGTTCCAAGGCCCGCTGCGCAGCGGCAGTTCGATACGGTGGGTGCGCGTGTATCGCTTCGTGGCCTTGCCACGCATCGAAGCCGTAAGCACCGTCTCCCACTCGCCGCCGCTCACCTGGCGGTCGATGGCGTAGTCGATGAAGTAGCCATTCAGATCACCGTTCTTGGTGTTCTGCTCGGTCAGACGGTCGGCGGAGAGCGTGATGCGAACTGCATCATGCTCATCGCCCGTGATTTGCTGCGTCCAAGGGACGCTGGTTTTCAACTGGAAGCCCACGGCCACCGTGTTCTCGGCGCCCGGGAAGCCGGGTATCGGGTCCTGGTTCTGCGTGCCACGGCGAAAATGGACTTCTACGCCGGGCCAGTTCATGGAACCGTCGGCGTTCTGCACGGGCGTACCGTTCAGAAAAATATCCCGCAGGCCGAACTCTTCGCCGCTGTAGAGACCACCCGTCGGCCCCACGCTGATCGCATCCAGGACCCGGGCGAACTGCGTGCTGTGCAGGCTATCCGGTGCCTCCTTGGCGACTCGTCCGCCTCCGCCGCCTTTGCCACCGTAGCCGACGATGCCGGCCTGGCTATGCATTCTTTCGGTCATTACTGCGTATCCTCGGAATAAATTCCCTGCGCCAGCACCACGCTTCCGCACCAGGCGAACCCATCAGCGTCGGAATACACCAGCGGAAACGGATTGCCCTGTGCGGCTGCGTTCACCGGGCCGTTGAACCCATACGAAGCCTTGTTATCCGGAGAATCGCCACCGGATAGCCCAGACGGTGTAGGAGATATCGCCGCCGCCACGCCGCTCAACACCATGGTGGCACCTGTCCATGCTGCCGAACCGATCCAACCGCCTGCGGCAAAGGCTCCCGCCCCTCCTGTGACAACTGCAGCGGCGATGAGCACCACACCAAGAACGATCTGAAAAATTCCGCCACGCTTGCTACCTTTGATAATGGGCGCGATGCGGATGGGATCCTCGTCATCAAGCCATTCTCTGAGACGATCAGGGCCGATGCGGCGCGTACCGTGCAGGCAGGCAAATTCGTGCTTGTCGGCCGCGGCCTGCGCCATGTATTTCTTGAAGCCAGGAATCAGTTCGCCCAGGGCGCGGATCACCTCGCCCACGCTGGTGACGACCAGTCGGTGCTTGCGGCCGAACAATTCGCCCAGCCGGCCATACAGCAGCACGGTACGCACGGCCTCCTCGTCGACTCTCGCGAGCATGCTCATGATCATTTCTCCTGCGACTTATGACGGGCTACCATGGCGGTACAGTGCTTCCACATGCCGCCATAAAGCACGCGCTCCGAAGGGCGCCCATAGAAGTGATGAATGATTGCTTCGGTCAGGGGGTACATCGTTGGCCCCTCGGAAAGCTGCTCGCTTCCCATATAGAAAGCGGCGTGATTGGGAACGTCAGACCTGATCTGCATCAGGATCATGTCCCCGGGTTCCAGGGCCTCGCCCTCATCCAGCACGCGCCAGCCGTCACGGGCCAGGTTGTCGACGTACAGGTTCTCGCCTCTGGCCCACCACTCGTCGGAGCGCGGGTGATCGGGTAGAACCACGCCGCGCTCGCGCATGAACCAATCCCGGCCCAGGCTGTAGCAATCCAGGACCCCATGTAAAAACGGCCGGCCCATCAGGGGCACGGCCGTTTGTTTGGGGGCAATCCCGATTACGTCTCGGGATCGCGGTACGCCCTCTTCGAGAAACACCGGGACGATGTACCAGGGCAACGAACCTGCGTTGCAGGCGATCTCGTCGCCAGGGGAAGGCCCCTCCGGCCCGTCAGGGTGGGAGTGCACCACCGCCAGAAGCTTTCCGCGATCCTCCGCCGCCATCGAGCTCTCCGGCGTAATGAAGAATTGGTCACCAGGCTTTGTGCTGTGGTTGATCTGGGGAAGGTATTCAGTCTCACCGGCCTCGTTCTGGATAAGAAAGCCGCACGATTCGCGCGGATACTCCCTTTCGGCATGCGCCTGCATAGCCTTGATAATCGCTTTGCCGATCATGCTCTGATCCTGGCTGCCGCAGGGCAGCCTGAGAAATTGACAACCTGGTCGGGAAAACCAGCCGCGCGGAGCCTGCATGACGACAGGCGCCCCGGGCATCGGTCTTTCGCTGGGTCGGTTGTGGGGTTGTCGTCCAGGTCGAACATGGCCGCACCGGTGTAGCCGCAGTACGGGCCTCGGTAGAGGCCTTTGCGCACCCACGGACAAATACTCGTTTGCACCGTCAGGTCAGGGATCTGCACGCCTTCGGCATCCAGAACGTTGGAAAGCTCGAAGGCGACCACCGAGTCATCCTCGGACAGTCTGCTTTCGATCTCCCACCGCTGCGGCGGGGATTGCTGCGTTGAGTCTGCGTCGGGGTTTCCGTCCGGATAGTTCACGGCGTCCAGGTAGCGTCCCAAGGTTCGACGCATCGTCACCGGCGCGCCCACCATGTCCTGAAACTGGATGCACAGGGCAGACACCAGGCCGGGTACCGCATCCCCGTTTACATCGCTGCCGATATTGGAGACGGTAAGAGTCGGGTTCGGTTGCGGGCCTTCGGAAGTCTGCTCCAAGCCTTCTACCTGGATCGGCCATGCCTGGTACTCCTGGCCGCCGAACGTAATAGGCCCCACCTGCATGTACCCGTGGAACCGCAAGTGTTCCCCGCCCAAGGCGGTCAAGTCGATTTCGTAAAGATCGACAAGCTCGCCTATATCGAGGCGCTGGACATCAGCGTAGATAGGCATGGCTTACTGCCCCCAGAATTGATCGACTTCCCACTCCGGTTGCTCGCGCACGATGCGGAAGTCTTGCCAGCGGGGATCCGACATATCAGCGTCCAGGATCACCACGTACAGGTGCGGCGAAAATTGCAGCTCGTCCTGGTAGCCCTCGCCCTCGACGTACATCTGCCGGCCCGTTTTGCGGAATCCGCGCTGCTCGGGCAGCACCATGATTTCCGGCGGCCACTCCCGGCCGAAACCGGGGACGATTTCACGCAGCAGGCCGTTGGCTGTGCCGATCCGGACCATTTCCCCCATGTCCTCGCACTCGATGAGGAGGAAGCGGCCCTTCGGGTTTTGAAATTCGCTCATATTCCAACAAGCTCCTTCAGTTGATCGTCCGTCATGAAACGGCGGTAGGCCCGCGCCTCGTAAATCCATCCGGTCATGATGTAGCTCGTGGGGTTCATCATTGAGCCCAGCAGGAAGCGCGGGGAACTCATATCCGTCGCCATGCCGGCGAAGTTGGCCCACACTGCAATCGGCGTGGCGTTGGCCGCTGCTCCCAAGTGGGACTGCTTCAGGATGGGAGGGTTGTTCTGCCAGGTGGTGGCATGAACGCTTCGACTGCCAGGCGGCACCGTGTACCCATTGACGGCTGGCGATCCGGTGGACGTGGGGCTGGCCGTGTAATAAGTCCGGAATGCCTGGCTTGCTGCTGTGGTTGAGTTCGTCACAGCCGTGGAAACGTAAGGATCTCCAGACGTGGTGAAGCGATCCAGGCCGAAGACGCCCACGGCGCTACCGAGCAGCAACGTTTGGACCCGGCAATCAGCCCACAGGGTCCCGGCCTGGCCACCTTTGAAGAAGTCCACCGGCATGGTGGCCATGACGCCCCGCTCGTTGCCGCGCGTAACAGCCGCGCCCTTGGTGGGGATGTACGCGGTGGGAAAGCCCAGCGTTTCCAACTGGGCACCACCGAACAGAAAGCGGCCGGTGCGGGCGCCGCCGGGCCACAGCATGGGCGGGTAAGTGCTGGTGGTGGTGGCGCACTGCGCCGTCACGTACAGCCGCTTCCAGCCATCGGGGTAGCTTTCCACGCCAATGACGGTGTTCGACTTGTTGGTGGACTCGCCTACCACCGCGCCAGTGGTAGCCACAAACACCGCACCCTGGTAGCCGTCAAATGCGTTCTGGTGCAGCCGCAGCCGGATATCCACGCCGATGGCATCCAGGTTCTTGAAAAACATGGATGCCGTGTACCACTTGCCAGCCTCGTAGGCCTGGGCATTGGAACTGGACCCGAAGAGGACGTAGCAGGACGGCTGCGCCTGGTAATCCATCATGCAGGCCGTTTCCCCCTCAAGCAGGAAAGGGGCGGCCTCCCAGGTAGTGACGGCCAGGCCGTTGGAGTGGCCGGTCCAGAAGCCCGGCGCGTACTGCGAACGTGGGAGGATGTTCACCGATCCCACGTCACGACGCAGCCCCCAGCGCAGGGTGTCATGGTCGAAGCCTATACGCGGCTGGCCAGGGTAGGCAATGTACATGCGCTCCTGGTCGCAGTACGTGCGCGGGCCCACGCTGTCGGCGTCGGGGCCGATAAGCGCGGCCGGTTGATTGCCATTGGCGAAGTCCAGCACGTAGTCCGCGCGAATGGCCGGCGCCAGATTGCCGACGGCTCCAAAAGCTGAGGGAATCATGGTTTTTGCACTCCGTAGGAAAAGAAAGTGCCCACGGTTTCGGACTGACCGTACAGCGCAGAACTGAGGTCAAAATCCACATCAGGGAACGGCGAAATCCGGACGCTGCCATACGGCGGCACGAGCACCGGGCCGGCGAAGTCCTTGTAGACCAGCGACGTATCCGGCAGTTGGTAGCGCACGGCCAGGCGCACCAGGCTAGATGCGGCGCTTGAATTGCTGAACATGCACGACACGCCGCGCCAGCGCGGCGAGCCGGTGGACGGCCCGAAAATTGCCGTCCGCACGCCAGGCCGAACCGTGGCTACCCGAAGCGTCGTTGTGCCGGCGTTCGGCGTCGTGAACTGCACGCCGGTGACCACCCAATCGACCGGCTGGCTTGAGCGCACGGCGAAACGGAAAGAGGAGCCCTGGGGCGGCCGCATCGCCGGTATTCGAACCCTCGTACTGAGCCCGCCAGGCAAGATGCTGGGCGACAGCATGGGAACCCAAAAAGCGGGATCGGCCGTGTTGATCCAGCCCACCTCGATAACGGCATCACTGCCGGCGTTCGCGGTGGCCAGGATGCCGGTGGGCATCTGTCCGGCGCCGGCAATGACCAACGCCACTGATCCGCTGGTAGTGGCGCCCATGATGCTGTAGTCCGTGATCACGACGCTACCTCCTTGGGCCCTAGGTCGGGAAAACTAAAAAACGTCATGGGCTTATGCTCCCGGGGGCAACTGGCCGGCATAGGTAAACTCGCCGGCCAGAGACCACGCAGAGCCGCCCTGCGGGATCATTTCCCAGGCATTGCAGCGCCAAAGCCGGCGCGCGCCTGTTGCCGGATCCGTCCAGATGAATCGGCGCCCCATGTTGCGTTCCAGAAACCCGCGAGCGGCTTCCAGATCAGCCAATGTGCCCGGGATCGAGAACGGCCAGGATCCGCGCAAAGCCTGCGGCCGGGGTCCATTGATGGCCACCGCCTCACCGCCGTCCGCAAACTGGGCGGTCAACAGCGACGGCCGATAGGCCCCCTTGGTCTGGTCCGTCAGGCGCCAGGTGAAGGTTTCAAACATTGCTATCTCCCTGAAAGTTGACGGGACTTGGTGTACGAATAGCCCCCGGGGGACCAGGAACGGGCGATCTGATCGCGAACGGTGGCCGCGATGGCCTCGCCCATGGCGCGCCCCATGTCTTCGTTGCTGGAGACGTTGGATTCCCTGCCGTCGCCTGAAACAGTGACACTCACATTGATCATGGGCGCCACCGCAGCGGCGCTTGCAGAACCGCCCCCTGCCGCCATCGAAGCCAGCGGCGATACATATCCCGACTTCGATCCCATCAGCAGGAACTGCTTATCCCCGGTGCGCAACGTTTCGGGCTCGCCACGCTCGGTGATCTCGTACATGCCGCGGGCGGACACGGGGCCGCCGATCGCGCGACCGCCAATGACGGCTGTTCCTGCATTCCACGTACTCCCGCTCATGCCGGACAGGTCGCCCGTCATCGTCCCGCCGACCTGGGCCGAGGAAAAGCCACTGCCGAGGGCGCCGACTACGCTACCAATCAGGCCGACCGCGGCCTGGCGCGCTGCGATTCGCGCAAGATCGGCAATGACTGACGATGCAAACTCACGAAACTTGAGCTTGCCCGTCATGGCGAAGTTCACCAGCGCGTCCTCCATGCCCTTGAAGGCATTGGCGAACACGCCCTGCGACTGCTGAGCGACGTTGCGGGCTTGGGCCTGGTAGTCCGCCCACGCTTCCGAATCCCCTGCCCGCCAATTGCCATTCAGAGAATCGAGCTGCGCGTAGTACGCCCGCTGGTCCTCCAGCGCGCCTTGCAGGGCTTCCCGGATCTTCGATTGCGCTTCTCGGTACTGCTCGGATCCGAGCTGATCCTTGGGCGTGGCCTTTGCGAGCTGATCCTCGTAGCGCCGGAACTCTTGGCGAATTGACCTTTCAGCCTCGACGCGCTCCCGCGCTTGCTGGCCCATGCCGACCGTGGACAACTGTCGGTCATATTGCTCCCGGCGCGATTCTCCTGCAGACGCCATAGCCTGCTGGATCTGCGCCGAACGTTCCTCCAGCTTGACCAGCTCCTGCTTGGCTACAAGCTCCTTGGCCAGGCCTTCGTTCTTCTCCAACTGGGCGCGAATGGCGTCCTGGTTGGCGAGCAAGCTGCGCTGATCTGCCGTCAAGATCGCTTTGCCCTTTAGGTCGGCGATCTGCTGTTCGAACTCGGCGCGCGCCTTGCCTGCATCGGTCAGCTTTTTCTCGCTGGCGATTTGAGCCTGCAGGGATGCCTCGCGTTCGCGCAGATCCGCCAGCATCCGTATACCCGCGCTGTCCTTTGCAGCCGGCCCCTTCGGATCCTTGTATTTCTCGTTGATCTTGGCGACGGCCTCCGCGATTTGCTTCTCCGTCCACCCGGCAACGGCAGCGTCGCGCTTCAGCGCGGCGATCTCGTCATCGCGAATCTGCTTGCGGTCGCGGACGGCCTTGCGCATGTCCTCCAGGCGCTGCTCCGCCGCAATCTTCTCCTGCGTGGCCCGACCTTTGAGCGCTTCACCGCGTGCCTTGGCTTCCTCGCGCTCCTGCCTGGCTATCTCCTCCGTAATGGCGGCCAGCTCCTGCCTCTTGAGCTTGAGCGCCTGCTGGGCCCGGTTCCTCCCCCCACCCGTAGCCGCGCCGCCGTCGTTCGTGGTGAAGCCCTGGTTGTTCTCCAGGCTTTCGACCGTTCTGGTCAGCTCTTCGGCCTGCTTGCGCAATTCAGCAATGGGCGTGGGGCGCCCGATATTGAGCATCGCGTCCCAGGCACGTCGGGCCGCCAGGCTCAAACTGTCCCAGCCGCGCTCCAACGTGCCGGCGCTTGCGCGTACCCGGTCGGCTGCATTGTTCAACGCCGTCGCATACGTGGCCTGCGCCAGGGCCGCCGCTTGCTCCTTCTGCCCCTGTTGCTCAAGCGACCGAATACGCTGGTAGGTGGCAAGGTCCAGGAAATGCATGGACTCATTGAGCTTCGCTATTGCCTGCGTCGGCTCTTCGCCAAGGCGCGTGAACTCCGCCACCATTGAGTCAATACCGCGGCCGCTGGCCTCGTTCATATTGACGATGGACGCCGCGATGCCTTCCAGACCGGCGCCAGCCATTCGTCCGCTGCTCACCAATTGCGCGAGCGCTCCGGCCGCGCGCGAGGTAGTGCTATGCAAACTGCCGGCGCTTCGGGCCACATCGGTGAGCTGTGCTGCCGTCTTCCCCGCATATCCGTTGGTGGAAGCCAGCGCCAGCTCAAGTTGCTTCGTCTCCTTGCTGCTCTGGTAAGCGGCCAGGCCAACAGCGCCAAGCGCCGCCGCGAGTCCGCCCGCCGTCGCGGCAAAGGGCGTGATCATGCCCAGCAAGGCCCTAAACATCGGGCCAATACCGCCGAAGCTGTCCTTCAGTTGCCCGCCCTGCTGGATCAGGATCAGAAGCGGGTTTTGCCCGCCGGCAAGCTGCGTGACAATATCCGTCATTTGCGCAGGGACCATCCGCAGAGCCGCGGCAGTCTGGCGCGCGGAAATGCCGGTGCCGTCCAGGCTCTTGTTGACCTGCGCCAGCCTCGCGATCAGCGGCCCCGCCCGATCGCTGACCCCCAACTGTGCGGCGCGGTACTCCAGCAGTTGGCGGCCGGTCAAACCAGCAGTTTCCGCCTGCTCCCTGAGGCCTGCGATAAATCGGTCGCCCTGCGCGGCGGCCTGCGCACTGGCACGTGCAAGGCTTGCCTCTGAAGCGTCCAGGCGCTTTACTGCCGCGGCATACTGCTCCGCCGTCAGCCTCCCTTGGCCCCACAGTGAAACCAACTTTTCCGTTTGGGCCTGGATCGCCTGCTGGGAGCCGGCGCCGCGGTCGATGGCCGCCAGCGCAGCGTTCACCTCGTTGATATCGCGGGTCAGCTCTTGGAAGCCGCGATTCTGGCCTGCAAGCGCCCCCACGGGATTGCTGCGCACTCCCCCACCGACAGACGCGAGGTCGCGCTCAGCCGCGGCGGCGGCCCGCGCTGCCTCGACTTGCCGCTGTAGGGCTTCGGCCCGCTCTAGCGCCGCTGCCGCGACGCC